CATAGCTCCGGCATATCAATCACATTGTACGCATCTCGCGCTTGGCCAGGGCCAATAGCAAGAACCGTCGTAGACGCAACAGAAATGTTGAGACCACTAATGTAAAGATGTGGCAGTGAGTAGATAGGGTAGTTTTGAATAGCACTCATGTTAGTATTCCTCCCTTAACCCTGTGACAACGGAATGACATACCGCATGGAGTATTCAGGCACAATTACTGAGCCGTGAACTTCATCGTAAATCATACCAGTTTGGTTTTGACCGAAGAGCGAACCGTAGGTCAAGCGTAAAGACGCTCCAGTATCTGGATCGTATTCATTCGCCGTATCATACGGGCTTTGTTCTGGCAATTGTGGCATAGCCATAAACAACGCCTCTCCACCCAAAATACCACCACAACGATGTGACGGAAGACCAAATACTTGCATGCCCGAAGCAATTGGGTTATTCAAGTTTTGATTTGCACCGCCAGCCCAGTTGAGCGCAGGGGTAATGCTAACTGTAACGTTACCGCCGCTTGACGCTGCTGCATTAGCAGTCGCGCGGAACTGCACAGGGTTAGCAGAAGGAGCATGCCCAATGAACGTCAAATAACGCATATTGGGTTGTCCACTTACACCGTCAGCAAACTGGAACAAGTCGCCTGCAAATACTGCATTTGCATCGCTAGCCGTTGCGCCACTGAAAGTGATTTGAGTAACGTTTTGACCGGTTGGATCGTTAGTCGAAACTACCGTCAATGTTTGTGCATTCACGCCAGTATTACCAGAGACGTGAATAGGCATTAAGTTTGACTGATAGTAATGTGCCAACGGCGTTCCAAAGTCACCAACTTCCCAGCTCATAGCGATATCATCGTTACGATGTGGGGCGAATTGGTTTAAGCCATTACCAACAATAGCAGGAATGACGGTATCAGGTAGATAAACCTTGATGCCTTCAGCCACAGCGCCGTAGTTCTTGAACAACATAATAGCTTGCGCTAATTGTTGATAAGAGGTCAACGCCGTAGTTCCGTTACCAAAGAAACGATAAGGACCTGAAAATGTATTGGTGGTCTGTGTTAATTGACTTACAACACCTGAATCCCAGTTTAAAGCGATGTTTTGCTCTACAAGGTTTGCAAGCTCAGCAATTGCTGATTTACCGAACACACGCATGTAATCTTCTTCACCTTTTTCCAAGTTGAAGATACGTTGTTGCGAGGTAACAGCAAATGACGTGTTATTGGCCTGATCGGCGGTAAGATTCAACAAACGTTGGTCGGCAGCTTGGAATGATGCCACTAAACCTGCGGTTGTCGTGAATCGTGGGGGCAAATCAAAGGTTACACTTGAACCTAAGTTTGCTTGGATTTTATCGAAATCCTTGAACTTGGTGTTTGCCGTAGAAATATGGCAGCACAAGTTAAGGAGAAGCCCAAGCGAGGACCGTTGATAGGTCTGGACCTGGACTAAAATGTTATTTGGAAATGTGGCCATTTTTTTGTCCCTTAACCATTATTTAAGATCGGAAACATGACCCCAGCATTAGACTTTATATTTATTTCTATAATCCCTAACACTTAGAGCGCCTGTATCCGTGCCAACATTAGAAGGACGTTGTTGTGCCAAGGGAGCATTCGGCGTTTTGATTTTCTGAGCTTCTTCATTTTCTTTAATGCTTGTTGCTAACCGCTGAGCCTGACGTATGGCATCCTTGGGAGACATCCTAGATAGCTGCTCTAATTGCGCCATCTTCATTCTGTCTTTCCCTAACTCGTATAAAACATCATGCGAGTTGTCGACATGATCGGCTAGTAGCTGTACAACATTCGGAAAATTAGCAAGCTCTAAATCACCCGTTACCTTTTCAAAGTCGTCATATTTATCCTTTCCCTGACCGACTTTAGAGTGAAAGTTCTGAACGATACGTTCCGCTTCAGCTTGTTGATGACGTTCACGCTCTTTAGCTACTGCCTCATCACGTCTACGCTCAAACTCTTCAGCAGCCAATCGACGTACAGTCGATTCATCAGCAAATGCAGCAGGGTTATTTAGCCCATATTTGCTTTCAGGAGCTGCTTGCTGTTGCCGCTTATAAGACTCAACGGCTTCACGCTTAGCACGACCTACCAGTTCATTAACTTGACTCTGCGGCAACATCTTCTCTTCAGGCGCTTGCGGTGCCATCTGGTCTTGTTGCATAACAGGTTCTTGTACGCTCTCTTGCATCTCTTGTGTCATAACATCCCTCTAGCAGTTAACCCAGCAACGGTAGTTCCTCAAATTATGAGTATCAGGCTATTGACCCGAACCACGGTTAGTCCCCGCATAACGCACGGGTCTCGTACAACTACTTAAATCTTACGGCTCAGTGGAATTACCAACCAAAATGATTTATTATTTGTTATGATTTTTTGACAGAATATAAGGAAATATATGCGCACAATATTTGGCACAGAATATATGTCCACCAAAGAGGCGGCTGAGTTCTTGAATGTCTCTAGGGCGTGGATGGAGCAAAAGCGTTACGAAGAGAAAACAGGACCTGATAAAGGCATTGTTGGTCCTCGTTGGTTTAAGCTTGCCGGGAAAGTTCTATATTCTAAAAAGGATTTAGAAAAGTGGATTATTGATAATATGGTTGAGGGCGAATAAAAACCCCGCATTTTAAGCATAGCATAAGCCAGAGGCTTGCGGGGTTATTCGGTTTTACTCCGCTGATTCTACAACTTGAGCATCAACGACTTGAGGCTGCGCTTCATCTACTAATTTTATCAGATTTAACACTTCGTCTCTTCTGCCTTGTAGAGAATTATACGAAGCCACCGTTTGCTCGATGGCTTTGTTAATTTCCTCTAGTCTTTGAGACAATACTTCTTTTGTCATCCGTAACTCTCCTAAAATTATAATACGACATAACCGATTAATATGGTTCCATTAAGCGCCGTTGCCGCAGTATTGTTATAAATTGTCAATGTTGCAGTCCCAGATCCAGGCACACATCCAAAAGTAATATTTTGAGTGGTGTTTGTGCCGCCTTGAATGCAAAACGAAAGCACGGAAGTAGAAGTAATTTTCGTGTTGGTCCAGGTAATAGCATAGCTACTTCCGCCGGCAGTTGTTAAAGAAGATGTCGTAATAACACCTGCATTCCCGCTAGCCGTAACGGCATTAGCTGCTTCAGTACCATTAGCCTTAACCAGGATAATTTGTCCTGTTCCAGTCATGGTATTCACAGCATTAAGCTGCATAACCTGTGCTGCTGCAACGCCTGAATCTACGGTTAATCCTGCAGTTCCTGACGTTGATACTAAATGACCCGTAGTAAACGGTGTCGCAGTTGCTGCCACTAAGAATTGGCCTACAGCATTGCCTGGGTCTGGAATATTAATAGTGCTTGCCTGGCCCATTGCATTATTGCTGATAACAGTTGCTGTGTTGCCTGTATTCGCGACAGCTGTCAAAGCCAGTGAGCCTTTGCTAGCCGTGGCGGGGTAGGAAATCAAGCGTCCAGCAGTGCCAGAAAGGCCTGCCTGGATGCTTCCGCCGCTAATGGCAATTGTTGGATCTTCGCTGATCGTACCAGTTGTATTAGTATAGGTCGCGATATGATTCGCAATCGTAGGCAGAACAACACCACTATCACCAGACCATTGAACAAGAGTAATAACCCCAGTTCCGCTAATTGATACCGTAAATGCTCCATAAGTTCCTGCGCCTGTCTGTGGATTTACACTATACAAGCACTGAATAACGTCCTGAACACCAATCGGAAATGATTGTAAGTCAATGTTGTTTAAATAACCGGCAGTAGTAATTGTCGCCAAGTTATCGGTGGTCGTCATGTATTTAAAATTGGGGAACACGCCTGGTGTGCCGCCTAATTGTGTTGGTAATTGGAGAAGACCCATGATATTAACCTCTTCTTGGAGTTAGAGAAGCTTTGGCGCCACTACGCTTCCAGTTAGATTCATCGCATCCCTTGCAGCCCATTTTACCGCCCTGGCCTTTCACCATAGAGCCTGGTTTCTGCATAACGCGCTTAATGCCTTCCTGGTGATCGTCTTTAACCATCCGGTTATCCATAAATCCGTGATGCTCGTGTTCGTGTTTCATGGCACTTCTCCAATTAATATTTACAGTCCCTTTTCGCAGCTTTAGGCTGCGCCTTCTTTAAAGCCTTCTTTATCTCTTTCTTAATAAGCTTTTTATCTTCTTTCTCATCAGGATGTTTCTTACTCATTTTTTCATCTTCTTGAGAGTCTCAGCCAAAACAGCGCGCTTTCGAGTCGTAGGGTTTTTGCTATGCTCAGCTTTCTGAAGTTTCTTTTCAGGAATTTTCTTCCCCTCAGGGACACCTAGAGTTTTATGCAATGCACCCTTGTGTTTTATGGCTCCCTGGATCCACTTCTTCTCGGCCATTCTACTCTCCAGTAACTGCTTCCGCAGCAGCATCCGCAACAGGCGATGTCTTCTTGGCGGAAACATACGCCATAAGAACGCTCGCAAGATTCTCAACCTCGGCAATAACCGCTTCCTGAATTGCAGGTTCGTGGTTAATCAATTCCTTCTCAGCCACTGAGATCAAACCCTTTGCTATAATTGCCAACATAATGTCATCCTTAGTTATCTAGTCTTAATCGGTTTCTTCATGTCTCTCTTGAGATTCGACTTTGGCGTTGCCGCTTTTTCCGTCACACCAACAATCCGCGCCTTAGTCTCTTTTCTACGCGTTTTATTAGTATCTTTCGCAACAGGCTTTACCGTGCTCTCAGTGCGAGCAAAAGCAGCCTTGGCGTTCTTTTCTTCGCGCTTATTGTAAGGATTAACTTTCATGATTTACCCTTATTTTTTATGAGCTTTTTTCGCCATGTGTTCTTTCTTCATCTCATGTTCTTTCTTCATCATGTGATGCATGTGCTCTTTAGCTTTTTCGTGATGCTCAGCGGCCTTTTTCATGTGATGCTCAGCTTTCTTATGATGCGCGACTGCCATTTCGTTTCTCCTTTTCCCTTTGAAGTTTAAGTTTATCTTTCATTAACATCCATTTTTCAATACGCTCTATTCTGGCATGCATCGAATCTAAAGCCTGAATCATCGCATTGCATAGCTCATCTACTTTTTTAAAGGACTCTTCCGGAGTCATCTGCTCGCTCATTTTTTCTTCTTAATTTTAGCGCCAGACTTTCTGGCTTGATTAAGGGATGCTGCGATGGCTTGTTTCGGAGAATGTCCGGCCCTCTCCATCTCAGCTATATTCGTACTTATAACACGCTTACTCTTGCCTTTTTTAAGCGGCATTTAAATCACCTTTTATTTTTATAACTATACACAGTTTCATACAATTGTCTACGCTCACCAGCGCTAGCTCCGTCCATGTGCGTACGGACCTGACGTTCAAGCTGGCTATCACTAAGACGGTACTTCTGCTTTAATTCTGCCGATGTCGCGTTAGACAGATCACCCCAGGTAACCTTCTGTTTTTCTTTCTCATACTTCATGATGTTCCCTCCTTGATTTGTCATGTTCGTGCATTAATTTTGCATGATTGTGCGCATGCTTATGAACCATATCTGCGTGCTTAATCTGCAAATCAACTTGTTTTGCAAAATGCTCAGTTTCAGCTTTAACGCGCTGCACATCAGCAGACTCTCTAGACATCGCCAAGTCAGCCAATACTTTCTGTTCATCGGCCTTAAGCTTCGCCATATCTACTGCAAACTGCCCTTTATCTTTCATCGCCTGCTGCTGCAGCTTG